GCACCGAGATTATATCAACCAGCTACGTGGGAGAGACCGTAGAAGAGGCCGTTAACGATTTTTTAGATGCATACGAAAGGTAGATGAGATGACCGACAAACAATTTAAAGAGGCCGTATATGAATTGGCTTTTGGCGATAATGCTATCAATAAAGGCTATTCAGAAGAGGAAGTGATTGCCATACTAAGAGAATTTTCTGACGATGCGCTTAGATACGAGGAGATAATCCGTGAGCTTTGATTTTGAACATAGTGGGTATTTAGTAACGGCCGATGTGGACGAATGCTACGACGGCTACGGCACCGGAGACAGTCCGACGCTATACGAGGTTAAACTATTGCGAATAGTGGACGAGGAAGGCCTTGCCGTTCGTTTTAGCGACATAGGCGATGGATTCAGCGACAGCCTAGAAGACGAGGCCATTAGAATCTACAAGGGATATTAATGGCCAGCTATGACAAGAGAAACCTCGCACGAAAGGCGCCAGCGACTACGGCGCGAGCGTGCCACGATATTGGCCAAACCGGCAGAGACTAATTCACCAATTACACTCGGCATGTTATTAAAGCTTATATCGATGGTGTTATTTGCACATCTATTTGGAGGGAAATAAAAAAGGGGCGCTAAGCCCCTTTTCTTTTACTCGGTTAAAGCATGCCTAAACATATGCCATTGCACATGCGATAGCGGCCATTTTTCAGCTGGTATACACTCCACGCCACGCAACAGTAAATCCTCTGCTTGGCCACCGTCATACAGCAATAGCTCGGCCTTTAGTGCAGATGTTGTGCCGGCCGGATGATACTGCACTAAGATATATGTGGGACAGCCTAGGCTGGCATGCTTCAGATGGAAGGCTACTTGATGTGGACTAAGCGCGACCTTTTTACCGCGCTTTACCACCTTCAGCTCCACCATTACAAACCTAGTCTTGTTCAGCGCTATCAGGCAATCCGGTATCCCTAGGTTCACTCTCGACTCTATCCTCGTGATGTGCGCCTCCGGTAGATTCTCCTTCAGTCTTTTGTATAGCCCCGCCTCTGGTTTTATTGCCATTCTCAATTACCTCGTTTGCGTCAAATGCCGGTTCTACCTCGATGGTTTTTATTACATCGATGGGCTCCATATCAATGATGGTTTGAGGTGGAGCGCCGTAGATGCGTTTGATTTCCTCAAGCTTACGCATTACTTCGTCTTTACTCATACTATCGATGGTGCCGATACGAACTTCTTTTCTCTCGATGTAGATGGTGCCAAGTGCTTGGCCTCGACGATATTCAGCAGATACCGCCGCACCAAATGCGCCAGCCTCAAGTGCTTTATCCCGTATCAACTGCAAATCCTTCATGTGCCTATCGTAATTGGTGCCATACTTTGCATTTAACTCGGCACGATACTCTTGGATCGCGGCGACTACATGCGGACAGATTTCAGGATTAGTAAGCTTCCATGCCGTGACCTTTGCAGACTTCTCACTAAAGCCAGCACGGATGGCGCACTCTTTCATTGTGACTTGACCGTCACCTGATACCAGCTCTTGCACAAACTTCCACTCGCGGCCATTTAACTTCTTCTTCTGACTAAGCAAAGAGCCTACATTACTAGATAGTCTCTTCTGCAATTTATCCCCCAAGATGGGCGGGACATTCCAAACATCCTTTGCGGCCATTAGCTTACCCTCCGGCATATCCAAACATTATCATCTTCCATGGGCTGTCTGACAGTAAAGCGTCTATTAGCTATTCGTTTATAGAATGACTTAAGTGCATGCCTGATGTTCTCTGCTTCTTTTTGAGAGCCAACAGATATGTAATCACCTATTATCATTGCCTTGAATGGATACTTAGCTCTTCCAGTATTTACGCTATGGCGGATAGTGTGTTGCCTAGGTGTTATTCCATTCATCTTTACTTCAACATCTTTCAAAGGCATTCTTGATTTCTCCTGATATATAAAACTACCCACGTAATATACCGATAATAAGTAGGCATGTCAATCAGATGTCTTTGTGTTCAAAAAATCACTTCCATTACTCTTTTCTAGCCAAAAAAAAGAAATTAATTTTTCCAAATTTATGTCTCGCGCGCACTTTTAGAACGATTTGGATTGCTCATTACGTCTATTATTTCAACGTAATGTAACGTAATGCTTGAAACCCTTGCTATGACTGGTTCATTACGGCATTACGTCTATTACGTCAAATTATAAAAAAATAATTTCATTTTTTTTTTTTTCAAAACGTCCCTATATGAGAACGCATAATTGCCCGTGGGCCGTGGTCCATGATCCATTCCCCTCCCACCACTCACCAAGCCCCAAGACCCACGCCCCAAGCCATTCAGACCATCCGCCCTTTCTAAAAAACACCGAAGTACCCACAATATACGCCCATTACGTCAAATTTCGCCCAACTCGCCTAAAAGTACCCACAATAATTCTTACTTAGGTACTTTTTTTCCACATAGATACTTTTTATAGGACACCTTTTCCCACAATAAGTATCTACTTACTTTCTTTAGATAAAAAAAGAGACCCGAAGGTCTCTATAAAGGTATTCTATTATTTTTTATTGCACCGTATTATTCAGTCCATGAAGTAGGCAAGATACAATGTGTTTCATTACGACGATTTCACCGAATTCTAGGTCTTGAATTTCGCCTACTTCTTCATTTTCTTTGCAAATAACGGGAGCGAACATGGGATACGTTATCCCGTCCACGGTAATCCTGACTATCTGCATTAGTTTTTCGTCGTCCATTGACGTAGTTTACTATGGTTTATCCGTGCTGTCTTCTATGAATTCCACAAGGGCATTGATATACCATTGCGCTTTCTTTAAATCCTTGAGTGTGTCGTCTTTAAGGCCTGCGCGGGATAGATACTTGAGTGCTGTAAGGCGTAGGTGCCCTCTGAATTCCTCAGGGGTGGACTTGGCCTCCATGTAGTCTATCGTTTCGATCCCTCCGCTGGTGTAATGCGGAGGGCTGTTGATAAGGTCTTTTGTTGATGGAGAAGATTTCTTAAGCCACTCTTTCATTTCTTCTGCTGTCATTTCTATTATGTTACTCATATTGCTCCTCTTCCTTGTCTGCTTCTACGGCCGCCGCAAGGTCGACCAGTATTCTGTTCCATATAACTTGTTTAAAGTCGTCGGGATATTCCTTCCAGGCCTTAAAGTATTCTGCGTCCGGACGAAAGCCGTAAGCGTCTTTATAAAGGTCGGACAATAGGTCACTGTCGAAGGTATGTGCCATTGATTCCATAACGATATCTTTTAAGATCGTACGGGTAATAGGTAAATTACTCATCACCGTTCTCCTTCAACAAGAAATGAGGCGTGGGCCGTGGTAAACGGACGACGTTATCTGGATGGAGACGGTATTTGCTACCCATTTGCTCCTTGAGCCGTGCAACTTTACTCTCGCGCAATGCGATAGCGGCATGCAGTTCGGCATCGGGCAATTGCACACGTGCTAAGTCTATTACATACATGGTATTTTCCTTTTCTAACTTTCTGATGAACATAATTCGCCCCAATAATCAGGTTTGAGCAACTAGAATACCATTATCTATGATTTTGTAAAGCTTTTTTAGCAAAAGTATACGAAACAAGTATACCAAACGACGCACCGAGTAGAAAAGCTTCTTTATAGCAGAGGTAGTAATCGAGTAGGTTGGACATTTGGCACCGATAATGATATAAAAGATGTTTCGCATACAATCTGTAGACGGGTATTCTACTATGCCGATCAAAGATCCGGAAGAACGAAGACTAAAACAACGGCAGTATTCAAGCAAGCACTACCATTCCAACAGGGAAGCGCACATCGAGCGCATACGTTTGCAGAAGATTCGTATGCGGGCCGAGTGGGAAGAGTATAAGTCTACCTTGGAGTGCGTGCAGTGTGGACAGAATCATCCGGCCACGTTGGACTTCCACCATGTTATCAAAGATCCCGCCAATAGAAAGGTAAGTGAATTGACCCAAAACGGGGCATACAAGCTTGCCCGTGCGGAGATCGAGGCGAAGTGCGTGGTGTTATGTGCCAGTTGTCACCGGATATGGCACCATGAAGAGCGCCAGATGAAGGAAGGGAGTTTTTTAGAGCGCTAA